CTCCTTCACAAATATTTGGATGGAAGTTACTTTCAGACTTGATATTACCCATAATAGTTGCAAGGGCATTTCGGTCAGTAATTCTTGTCTTTTCTTGGATTTTTTCTAAGACATACTTTTCGTTAGTATTACATCCAGGACACTTCCAAGTTTTTTTCTGCACTTCAATTTCAATTGCATTCTCATTGTTTACAGACACATCAACAGCAGGGGGATTTTTAATCTCATTAATTGCTGGATAAGCACAAGCAGCAACTGGAACAGTAATTAGAAGTGGTGCAAAGAATTTTTTAAGCATTAAAATACCAGAATTCAACATCCGTATAGAATCGCACTCTTACGGCACAATTGATTGATGACCAATCATAACAGGGTATATAGTTTTTGTCAAGCTAAATAAAATTAAAGTGTATTCGTTTAAATGAAGAAGGTTTTTATTGCTTTTGGTATGTTACTGATGGCAGCGCCTGCACACGCTAATCTTACTCATAAACTCTCTACCAGCGTTCAGCTGACTGTTGATGCTGCTGCTACCAATGTCCAGAGAGTTGGAAACTCCTACTCTGTATCTGGTAATGGCGTAACCCTTGATGTTGGTGGTGGATCACTAGGTTCTGCTGACCTACATGTTGGTGGTCTTGGAACACTATCTAGCGGTGTTGCTCCTGGTCAACTTCCAACAGCATACCAGACAACAGACGGTGCTTCATTCACCTTCTCAAACTCGTTTACTGCTGGTGACACTATTCAAACTTCTGCTCCTACTGTAGGTGCTGTTGATGCTTATTCTAATCAAACTTCTACTGCTGCTGGTTCTGCTGGCACTCTTGCTGGTACGATTACGTCGGCAGGAGCAATGACGCTTACGGCAGGTGGTGCTGGTACTTCAGCAACAGGACAATTCGTCACTGAAATTACTATTAAATAATCATGACTAGATTTCAAGAAGCAATCGGTCTCGGATTGATTCTTGGTGTAATTCATGGTTTGGTACAACCAGCATATTCTGTTCCAGTTGTACCAAACTTTACACAAGGTTCAATGACAAGCCATACGGAAACTACAAGCACTGTAACCGAGACAATAAATTCAATAGACTATAACACTGGATATCAATATACAGTAACTGGGAGTGGAATAACAGCATCGGGAAATCTTTCTCCAGGAACAGGTGCTAATAATGTAACTATCGAAGGGGTGACTTCATCATGGACAGGAATAAACAGCAGACCGACATTCACACAGACAACACCAGGGGCAGCGTTTCAATTCACAGAAACGTATCAAGGTCCTGGTTTAAGTCAACAAACGATTATCCAAAGAACGACAGAAATAAAAAGCGTCACAGACACAACAAGTATCTTTACGCAGTAATCCTAAGTGTCGCATCCTTCACACTGGTCGAACAAAGAGTTCTTGCTGAGACTGTTGGCGGCGTTAGCGCCACTGCTGCTCCTGTGGCTAACTCCTCTGGTAGTGTCACAAATCAAGCCATCCAAGTCCTCCAAGGTCCTTATATCACCAACACCTATGGTGGTGGAATCCAGTGTCAAGGACCAACGCTAAACATAACGCCATTTGCTACTGCTGCTGGTTCAATGCAGAAACCATATGAACCTTACTATATGGATCCCGTATATGATATGAGAGATCTAAATGAAGATGGATCTTTAGATAATCCTGGTGGCATTTTGTATCATGTTCCCGCCAGAACAGGACAAAAAGATAACTATAATTTGTCTGTAGGCGTCAGTGCTACTTGGAGCATCCCACAAGACAAGAAACTCCAAGACCAGTGTAAGGAAGCAGCAGCAACTCAAATCGCCTTACAGCAGCAACTAACTGCCAATAAGCGTTTAGACTTTGAAATTGCCCGTTTGAAAAACTGTGGGGAGTTGAAGAAGCAAGGTATCTATTTCCATCCCAAGTCTCCATATTATAAAGTATGTGCAGATGTAGTTGTAACTAATCCTGGAGGAGTTATTCCTCCCCATAAACATTCTATCCCTTCCGCTTCTTTCTCGGGAACACAGAACGCAACTCCCGAACAGCGTGGTTCATCTGACGCTGCTCTGCTCGGCGCTCCCCTGACGACAAAACGGGAATAGGTTTCTTCCTGATCGTAGCGATCTTCTTCATCACTTTCTTAATTGTTGGTTTGACTACCTTTAGTAGGATGTCTGCCAGCGGTTTTGCTAGCAATGCCGACGCAGTTGCAATGACAGCAACGCCACCAACCTGAACAACTTGTCCACCACTAGGCAGTCCTGCTACTATCTGTTGAGGTAGTGGGACTGCTTCTGTTATCTGGACACACTCGTTGCCCATCAGTCTGTATTCAATAACCTTCTTTCGGAAACCCTCTACGAATGTTCCGACAGGTTCTTTTGCTTCCTGTGCTGGTGTAGGACAATCTACCTTTGCTGTAGAAACAGGAGGTTTAGGGATCTCTGGTGTCTTTGGCAGTTCTGGTGCTTCTGGAGGATCGACTTTTGGTGGAGGAGACGTTGTTGTGATCGTCATCTCCTCTGGAGAATAATCTATAGGATTGAATGATGGAACTGTACTATCACAATAAGTCTTAGTACCTTGAGAATCATCCTGAGCAAGAGTTTTACTTTTTCCAGAATCAGGATGAGATTCTACGCAACCAGGCAAATCAACGATAGGTGTTCCAATATTTTGAGTTACTGGAATAGTAGGAGGTATTGCTTGCGGATATTGCATCAACCAATCAGGAATTACTGGTATATCCAGATTCCTGATTTGGATTTCTTTAATTTCGGGCATCAGTCTTCAAATAATTTAAAGATTCCAGTCCAGATAGAATGAAAAAACACATATAAGAAAAAAGTTTCTATTGCTTCTTTCTTTGCTCTCTTTTTATAGGTCGATTGATCCATACTAATACCAAATATTTTAATTATTTAACAGTTATTAGATTCTCTCACCAAACTCTCATAAACCAGGAATTGCAGGTTTTACATCAACTACACCACCAGTAGCACCAGGAAGTTTTGGCATTGCACCACTAACCATTCCAGGAAGTGCTTCTGTTACAGTCTTAGTGACTTCTTCGATTGCTTTGGTTCTTGCACTTTCAATCAATGTATCTTTATTGATAAAGAGGTATGCTCCTCCGCCAACAACTCCAAGTGATACAAGTCCTGATAGAAGTGCAATTAAGTTTACTAGTTTTTGCATTGGATTACTCCACTAATGTGCCGTGTGCTCTACGGATCTCCCGTAGTTCTTCGAAGTTTTTCTGCTTAGTTCCGCCATCATATGCCCAGGCGTAACCCTCTTCAATCATGGCTTCGTTGAGAGAGACTTCTGCGTCTCCGATGTAAAGCCACCCGAGAAGACGCCCATATTTACCCACACCGCCAACAAGCTCAGTCCTGATAACGAGATCATCATCGCCAGAGATAGCACCTTCAAGTTTCTCCTCAAGCCAGTGGGTGGCATCGTATCCCAGTGCCTTCTCTTCGTCGTCCTTAGTTCGTTTCTCTGGTGTATCGACTCCTGCCACTCTGACCCTTTCTTTCTTATAAAGATCGAAACCCAGATCAATAGTGACATCGATTGTATCGCCATCTACAACTCTATTAATTTCCACTACTCGGAAATTATAGCAGGACTTCCTGCTTGGTGGTGTCATTAATCCCATTACTTTTTCTTGCCTCCGTTTTTAGCCTTCTTTGCTGTTGCGTTGCCCTGGTTCTGTTTCTTGTTGTTTGCAGTCCCCTTCTTGCCCTTGTTTGGACTCTTGGACATCTTCGTTTAGTTCCTTAAATGATAGGCGTAGAATATATATGACACAATATAGCGTAAAAATAAGTCCACAGCATAAAAGAATAATTACAGACCAAACAGGATCATTTACATCCTCAAGAGGTTTCAATAATAGATTCATTTTACCATTCCAATTAGGCATATGTAACTATCTATATTCCCCTATTACTATCCTCAGATGGAATAAGTTGATATGCTAACTTGTCTCTAAGACCGTCTATACGATCAGAATCATACTGCTGAAAGTGCCCCTTCTTATCTACTTTTTTATAGTAATGTAAGGCATTGAGGATGATTGTATAGTCCTCTAAACTTAATTCAAAATTCATTAGCAGTCATTAAATGAAGAACCGATTTCAGATCCAAGATCGGATCCTACTTTTTGACCTAGAAGTAATGCCCAACCAGATGCTAACCATCCAATATAAGGAATACTTGAAACCGCAGGGACAATTAAACCAGCACTAATTGCGGTTCCTGCCATCGCACCTTGTGAGCGTGCTCCAGCGTCCGCCCTGATACACTCTTCGCTTTTTGCAAGGGACTTTCCCTCGCCATCGATGGCACCTCCTATATTTCTAGATCCATCCATAGTATATTCATCACGACGAAACTCGCGTCTCTTGACATCTCCTCCACCAAAAAGTCCCCTCTTATTTTGATCAACAAGAAGAGATCTTTCCGATTCTAGAACTCTAGGATCGTTTGCTTTGTATTCGATTTTATATCCATCTCTAGTTGCCTCTACCTTATAAGAAGAGTAATCGCCAGAAGGAAAGTTAATGACAGGATACTGCGGTCGAATTGAATTTAGCAAATGACCCAAAATACCAATATGAGCAACACCAAAGACAACACCCAGTCCGATAGCGATATTCTTGACTGGGGATTTCTTTTGAGTCGGTGCTTCTACTACTGGAGCATCAGTCTTTTTGCCAAATTTCATGGTTTTACATACCCTTAATTGATTTATCTAAATCTTTCAACTCAGAGTAGTATTCGCATGGATATTCCATAGCGACTGGTTCATCATGAATCATCATTTCTGTTCGGCACACTCCGTTGCCGATTTCCATATGACCAACAATAAACAAAGTAAGTAGCATCATTGTTTTATACCGTAGGCATTACAGGAGGTTCGCCGTCTTTCTTAGGTGCAGTAGTAATCTGTACAGGTGCTTGCTCAATACGAATAGTTTGTGCAGGTGCAGTCTGTGCTGCTGCAGCAATCAACTTCTCAAGATCTGCTTTGGTAATACCACCAGCAGCGCCACCATTCTGCATCTTCATTGTTCCATCTCCAGACTTCTTCGCTGTCTGAACCCCAAACGTAGCTAAAACCCCAGTGAACACCGATGCGATAAAAGTAGGATCGAGTTTTTGTTCAGGAATACCTAATGCAGCAGGAAGTTTAATGTAAGCGAGGGTCAAAATACCACCAGACCAGATAAGAATTCCAAGTCTGACCATTGTACTAATTGCTTCCAACTGACCTTCATGGTCATCAGCAGCTTCTTTCAATTTGGCAAATGGACCTTTTTTCTTTTCTTCCTTTGGATCTTGTTTTACTTCTTCAGACACAGATAGTTGAGCAAGGCAACTTTATTTATTAAAATCAGGAAAAATTTTGTTGAATAGTGCGCTTGCTTCCACGTGTTTACCTTGTTTTGTTAACTCTTTAACCCTTTCTAAAACTTTTTTATTAAAGTTCGTAGATTTCGATGTTTCCTTCATCTTCTTCGTCTCCTATGTATTCTAAAGAAACGATTTCATGGTCGTCCAGATTTGGATTCAACCACTCAGAAAACTCTTGTTGAATAGCACAAGCATCTTCTATACTTTCTACATCAAAATCTCCAGAACAGAGATCATGCATTCTATCGACTGCCCAATCATGCGTTAATCGAAGAGTTTTCTCCAAAGTTTCCATAATCTTTTCGCATATAGCGTCCTAGAATATTACTATTATAGTACGCGGGCGAACCGTCGTCAAGAGATTCCGACAGCACATTATTTAGGAACAACTGTTTAGTTTCTTCATAATTACATGTACCTTTTGTAGCATGAAGACTCAGTATTTCTCTACTGAAGTTCTCTTTGCCATACTTTTTAATATCTTCTTTTAACTCTGGACAAGATCCGTAATACTTCTTCCAGTCGGATTCTTGTTTTACTTTTCTTTTCTTTCCTGGTGGTTTTCGAAAAGACCAAAAATACTTTCGCCCAATGTACGATCGTCCGTCGGACTTATTGGTAATGAGATAAACAAACCCAAAGTAGTCCCCAATATCATCAGAGTCAAAAATCTTGCCATCATAAGTCCACTCATTATCATAGCTCATACTATAAAAGTCTTAGAGCTATTATTTATCTTTAACCCTAGCAAAGCGATTCTAGACAAAAAAAGGGGGTTTGTCAACCCCCTGAAGAATTATTTGTCCATTCTGCGTTTTGCTTTGTTGCCCGATCCTCTATCGGTTTCTGCTCCGCGTCCCTTACGACCAGATCTCTTAGGAGCGTTAGGTCCAGGTCCGTCAGTTTCTCCAGCAATATTGCCCTTTGATCTCATAGAATACTTAGTATGGAGAGCACTAGCTGCCATACCTTTTGGTCTGCCTTGAGTCTGCATTACACGCTTAGCAGCAGCGTGCATTTTGGGTTCGTCATAACCCTCAGCAAGCGCCAGGATCTCTTCCTGAGTCATGGAGACCATCAACTTCATTGCCTCTTTCTCAGACGCTCCCTCGTCGATTAGGTGCCCCTTAACGAGGTCAAAGAGGTCTACGTCCTGGTTTTGTGCCTGACGCTCTTTAGATCTCTTGATCATTGCAGCAATGCTGTCATCACCTTTAGACGCATCTGAAGGACCTCCAGAAGAGGGTTTAGGAGTAAGTAAAGGATTTTGAGTCTTTGGTTTTGCAAAGTCTTTACCAAATTTAGCTTGATTTGCTGCCATACCAAACTTGGTTGCCGCACCACTTGGTGCTGTTCCACCAGGTTGACTTCTTAAACGATCATACTCTTTGTTGGTTGCCTGATCTTGGGCAGAAAGTTGAGGTCTTGCAGGTTGTACTGGTTTTGTAGGTGTTACTGGTTTTGTAGGTTCTACTTTAGGCTTTGATTGTTGTGCGTTAAAGTTTTTAACTCCCTGTGCCATTACTTGCTGACGAGTCAGACCTTTTGCAACAGCAGCATCACCGCCGCCTCCACGATACAGATTCTCCCTACCAGTAGCAGCAACAGAACGTGATGCCGAAGCACCAGAACTATGTCTTGCTAACTGTCTGGATGATGGCATTCTACCACCATATCTATCCTTGAGTGCGTTATCTACAGCAGCCTGTCCAC